TTGCAAAGGCAAGAGTATTAGCAGCAGGCCCATAAACCATTCCTCCACCGTTATTGAACTCAATGTTTGGGTTGGCACCAGAAAGACGAATGTTCCCAGAAATATCTAGCTTTGCGCCCGGACTCGTCGTCCCAATGCCGACGTTGCCTGTGCCTACAAGGGTTAGCACATTCGTTAGAGTGGTGCCATCCCAGCGTTGGAAACGCATCTGCTGCGACGAAGAACTCGCGCCGAAAATCATGTTAGTTTCCGCATCGCCTCCGCTGTAATTGTAACCAGCACTTAGGCCAGTGGAGTTAGGCACAAAACCCAAGCCACTTAGATTTCCTGATGCGATTAGTGCGCCCACACTTAGAGTCCGCGAGATAGAACTTGCTGCGGTTGCAGTAATCGAAAGGGCGCCCGTCGCGCTCAACGCGCCTGTAACAGCGAGTCCGGTGGAGGAAAGCGTGGCCCGATAAGTTCCAGCGATGGCAAGGTTCAATTCGTCGCCGTTGTTGTTGTCTAGAACCGTGTTATTTACGCCCTGCAAAATACGGAAATCCGCGTTTTGCCCTGTGCGCTTTGCGCGAAATTGGGTGGATGCTCCGGTCGAGGTGATCGTGCCAGTAGAATCCACACTCGTAAACGCGCCTGTGCTAGCCGTCGTCGCTCCGATGGCCGTGGAGTTTAGGCCGGTGGAGGTGAGCGTCATCCGCGTTGCGAATGTACCCGCTAGGTTCGTGCCGAAAAAAAGCTGGCCTGTATTTGAAGCAACTTGGTCGTATTGTATTTGAGCGTTTAAGTTGCCCGTGTTACCAACGAAGTTAAGTTGTGAAACGCCGCCACCACCAGCAATAGCGCGGAATGTAGATGTTGTATCGGCATTACCCGTTACCGTGAGTCCGCCACTCGCAGATAACGTCGTAAACGCTCCTGCCGATCCAAGCAAAGCTGGTGCGCCAGTTGAGCCACTATTAACCGCCAAAGCCGTAGCGATGCCCGTGCCGAGACCAGAGACGCCCGTGCTGATGGGCAGACCTGTGCAGCTCGATAGCGTGCCGCTGGATGGTGTGCCGAGGATTGGCGTGACTAGGGTTGGGCTAGTTGCAAACACCGCCGCGCCACTACCTGTTTCATCTGTGAGCGCAGCCGAAAGATTGGCCGAGGAGAACGAGCCGAGCGAGGTGGCGTTGCCAACTGATGTAACCGCGCCAGTTAGATTGGCATTGGTGACCACCGTAGCCGCAAATGAGCCTGTACCGCTACCCGTGACACCGCCTGTAAGGGTGATGGTCTGGTCGCCTGTGTTCGTACCGCTAGACGTTCCGCTAATTGAACTCGTGCCTGTGACTGCAAGGGTGGGTGTTGCGCTACCTGATAGCACTACGGAATTTACAGAACTAGGCGTAATTGCGCCAAGAGTAAGGCTAATGTCAGGGGTGCTAGTAGGATTTGTTACCGTACCGCTGACGCCGTTAGCCGTAGTGACGGAAACGCTTGTCACTGATCCTCCGGCTGAAGTTGAAGCAAGCGTGCCGGAAGAAAAACTAAGACCGCTGCCAACTGTTACGTTGCTAAAACCACCCGCATTGTTGCCGTAAAGAATTGCAGTTCCAGAAGTAGGTGGAGCGTAGTCAGTGCCAGAAACCGCAATCGTAGGAACGCCCGTAGTGGTTGTATTTTTAAGAAGACCTGTGGTTAATCCAGCAAGAGAAGTACCGTTGATTTTGGTGACTGAGGCTGTTAGAACTCCAGTGCTACCCGCAGCAGTTACGTCACCCGTAATCGAGATGGTCTGATCGCCCGTATTTGTCCCGCTGAGATTGCTACCCGTCACAGAACCACTCGCAGCAACGCTAGTCGGAGTAATTGCGCCAAGCGTAAGACTAATAGCTGGAGTCGTGGTTGAAGTTGCAACCGTTCCAGACACGCCGTTAGCGGTGCTAACAGAAACCGATGTAACTGTGCCTCCAGCATCAGCGACAAAGCTAACATTCGTGCCGTCGCTTTGTAGATTCTTGCCGCTTGCACCAGCTTGACTTGGGAGCAAAGCATTAAGCGCAGCTTGCGCCGTGATTTGGCCTGTGCCGCCTTTTGCAATTGTGACTGTATCCGAAAGGGTAGAACCAGCAGCCGTTACCGTGATTGCAGCCGTTCCGTCAAAGCTCACACCGTTGATAGCGCGTGCAGTTTGTAACGCAGTAGCCGTTGCTGCATTGCCTGTAATATTCGTTTGATCGCCTGTATTAGTGCCGCTAAGATTGGAGCCAGTCACTGCGCCAGTAGCCGCAATGGTGCTGCTTGCCGTAACGGTCGTGAACGCACCCGTAGATGGGCTAGAAGCCCCAATGGCTGTGTTTGTAAGACCAACAGACGAATAGTCCGTGCTCGCCCCAACAACAGCTCCAGTGCGACCAAACACGCTAGAAACAGCGTCCGTCAGGTCAACCTTCTCCCAGGCCGTACCATTGCTGATAATCCAATCGCCCACCGCAAAGCTAATAGTAAACTGTGTGCCAGCTGCGCTGACAACGTAATAGTCACCCTTACTTATAGCCGCAGGAGGGCTTACAAGCGTAGGAGAGTTAGCAGCCGCATCCCATGTCCCTTTGTAATTAACCTGTCCGGCAGTTAAAAGGGGCGGAGAATAGTTGGTGATTTGGTCGAATAAGCCGGACATTTTATAGGTAGTTGAGTTCGCTAATCGTGAAGACACCAGAACCGCTAACAGCTATTGCTTTAACGGATTCAGCCCATGTACGGCTCCAAATGCCGCTATTGCCATCCTTGATGACGTGACCATCGGAAACAGTGGGGGTTGTACCATCAATTGTAAAACGCATATCCGCACCAGCTAGAGTCCAATAAACATGGCTCGTATTGGCATTCAAGGCCGCGCCAATAAAGTTAGCAGAAGTGGACGAAACCGTTAGATTACGGTGGGTGGTGTTCGACACAGGGATCACCTGCATCGGGCCGTTAACTACTTTTGCGTTAGACATATTAGTTGGTAAATTGACTGATGGTTACTACCGCCGAAGAACCCGTGTGTCGAAGGAGCTTGGCCGCAATAGCAGCATCCTTGCTCCACCAGCCATACCAATCACTTGGAAGGACATGACCGTTGGACGCCGTGGGCGTTGTGCCGTCAAAGGTGACAATCACAGCATGGGTATGCACCGTGACAAAGAACGCATTGGTCTTGTAGTCAAAGGTGGCTGGGTCAAACTGTACGGCTGTTGCGCCTACTGTCAGATTCTGACCAGCGGCTGTACCATTGGGTTTAGGATAGAGATTAACAACAAAGCTATTCATCGGCGGAAGGAGCGGGAATTATGGGTTGAGATACGATGGGCCATCATACCAGTTGCGCGGGAAACATCAGTCTTTTGAAGTTGGTCATCAAGAATGCCTTTTGCGATGTTTTCTTCCGCAATTGCTTTCTCGTTTTGACCATCTTGACGCAGATAATCAGCATAAACAGCATGAGCCAAATGGTCAAGAAATTCGTAGGGGATTGTGGTGCTTGAATTGGTATAGGGGCCATCCCACACCATCTTGTAGGTAACGTAGGTTCCAGTAGAAGGAGCTGTATCACCCACTAGGTGAGCACCTTCAGCATTGACATAATACTCAAGTTCTGGAGCAGAATAGAGATAGAACGGCTGGTAGGTCTTGTGTATGCGAAGAAACGTATCAATGTCTGATTTGCCAGCTTGTGTAAATGGAACGATGTTGCTGTTAAGCGTAGCTGTTCCACTGCCCGTGCCAACACCCGTAGCAACAAAGACTACGCCCACCGTGTTAGCCGAAGCTCCAATAGACACAAAGTTAGTGCTGCCTACGACAAGAATGGTGTAAGTTGTTCCTACAACAAACGATCCAGCATTAACGGTAGTAGTGCTTAGGTTGCGAAGTTCACCAGCAACTAGGTAGCGCGGCCAATAGTCTGTAGCCTCATACGCCATGTTAGCTCGACGATTGAGCAAATGGACAAAGTAGATGAGTTGATCGGCGCTTGGACTGAAAACGCCAGACAGCCCCTTAACCCTGTTGAGAAATTCTGTATATGTTGCGTTAGCCATTAGATTTTATTGGGACTGAGATGAGGGAAGCGTTTCTGATAGTCTTTCATAAAGCCACGGTCACGCATGGCCTCTGCGCCGTATTTATTACGCATATTGAACCACTCCCATGCTGGGGTGACAGCTACACAACGAAGGCTCTTAAACCCGTCTTTCTGGGCGGTTTTGATCTTGTCAGCGTGCTGGGCGCAAATCTTCTCGCGCTCGTTCTCCCACGCTTCCTTCAATTTAACGCCATAACGCAGCTCATTCAACAATGCTCGGTCGGCATCGCCGTTAAAACTCCGAGGCAATTTGGTAATAATTTCCATAAAAAAGGCTTGCGCGGATTATACCACACAAGCCTTGGGGGGTCTAGCTAACTACCAATTAGGCAATCGCTGTGATCTTGCCGTGGGCAAGGGGCGAGTAAACCTGGAGGGTGAGCGCAGCGTCAATGAAGCCACGTTCGCCACCACCTTGATTTGGCAGACGGGTGCTACCGATGCTCATCAGCTCGGCAATACCGATGTAGTCTGGATTGATGAGATAGCCATACGAGGTCGAAGGCATACAGGCTGGGTTGCCGTTGATGACGGTGATAAGACCGAAATCGCTGTCGTAGGTGTTGACCGAGAGGGTAATCTCTTTGTCGGTCGCCATCTGGTTGACGTGGAACACGTTCTCGCTGGAGTTGCCGTCAGAACGGGCAAAGCCAGAGATGGTGCGACGGAGGGTCGTACCAGCAACGAGCGTGAGGGCATCAACAGTGCCTGTTTTGTTGAAGATCGAGGCAACGAGGCCGTTGAACACGGACTCAGTGAGGGCTGTGCCAGCACCGTTGATCGAACCAGCAGGTGTGCGATAGTCCGATGGAACATCAGATGGGCCAGCGCTATCGAGCCAGTCGCCAAGACCACGGAGGGCGTAGGCGGTTGTGCTGCCATCTTCCACGGCGCGGTCTTGCGTACCAGCAACGGTCGCTTCGATGTCGCGCTTCATTTCGCGGATGGCTTTCGCTTCGGCTTCAGCAATCTTCGCTGGGCCAACGGACTCGACGGCGTCTTGGAGTTGCGACACCATGTAGTTCTTTTGGAACAGTTGGATGTAGTTGCCGAGACGGGCGCGGCCAGAGAATTTGTCCGTAAAGGACGAGATGTCTTGACCTTCGCGCACGCCAGCAATAACTGGAGCAGCGAGAGCGTCAACCGTCCACTCATTGAAAGTGGCGGTAGCTTTGCTCTTTTTGGCGAGCGATGTGATGGGGGTTTCTTCTGGCGCGAGGATCGTCAGAACGTCTGTGAGGTCTTCGCGGTTAGAAACGGCGGAACCTGGATTTGTTGTCGAATAGGTGTTTGAAAAGGCCATGATAATTAAGATTTAGTATGTTGAAGAGCACGAAGTTTTGCGAAGTCCTTATAACTAGACGATTTTCCAAATCGTTCGCTGAGGTCTTTCAAAGCCTTGTTCTGACGAACTTCAGGCTTGAGGGAGTCGGCAGACTGGTTAACAATTGGGCTGTTCGGAGCCAGTTTAACGGACGGTTTAACGTCCACTGGTTTACGAGCATACAAACTGTTAGCCGCATGAGCTAGGAGATACGGGATTTGTGGAGCCAAGTCAGGTAGAGCCTTCTCTAAACCCTTCAGTCGCTCATCACTCATCATAGACTCGTATTGCTTACGGATGTCGTTGTCGTCGCCCTGCATCCAAGAAAGTTCCGATTTGGAACGCTCAATAAGGGCTTGACGCAAAACCGTGCGGTCTTGAGCCAGTTTAATTTCCTTATGTTGAGCTGGAAGATAGGTATCTCGCGCTTTGCGAGCTTCCCGTGTCTTTTCCTTGATTTCGCGCTTGGTGTATTCCTTGCCATCAACGTTAGCAACAACGTCGTCAGCAGCAAGGTCTTCACTTCGGTCGAGAATGTTTTCACCCCATTCAATGACTTCGTTCACCTGAGTAAACTTGGCTTGCAAGTCTTCTGATGTAGCAAGGTCTGAATATGGGTTATTTACCACTTTAGCTTCAAGTGGCTTCTCGTCGCGGCGGGCAACTTCAGCTTGGAGTTGGGCCAATTGCTCTTCAGCAGCGCGGCGCTTGGCGGTGAGTTCACCAAACCTAGCAACAGCTTTGCTTCCGAGTTTTGACGCAAGCTCTTTAAGCTCCGCTTCACTCATGTTTTCTATCTCAACGTCCTTAGAAAGAACTTTGGCTTCTTCTTGAACATCGGCTGATGGGCTTTCTGGAACAGGCTCTTGATGCTGTTCAGTAGGTTCCGCAGCTTCTGGCTCAGGAATTGGCTTCTCCTCAACTGGGGGTGGCGGGGGCGATTTTTGCGCCTTAGCAGCCTCCATTTGGGCTTTATACCTTTGAGTGACAAAGCCACTCGCAGATATGTTGGATGTGTTCACTGGTTTTTGGGAGGCTCCAGCGTTAGCCATTTGGACTTCTGTTGACATTATTTTTCCTTAGCCTTTACGCCGCTAAGAATTGCGAGGCTTTATTGTAGCACCTCGCAGAATAATGTCAGACTCGCTTGATGCGTTTAGCCGACAGAGCCATGTAATTGCAGGTGGATAGGATTTCATCCAACGCTTGAATGCGCCCACTTATCTCACGGATACGGCCTTCGTTTGCCCTGTGAAGCTGGGCAATGGCGGCTTCCCGACCTGCTGCTACATAGTCAAGGAAGTCTAAGAACTGTTCCTTATCAGCCAGATAGTCTAGCTGCTGTTGAAGCGGGTGACGGGAGTTTCCGAATATTGCCATAAATTACTGTTGTTGCATACCCTGCGTATTCATCTCTCCCATCTGCGCGGGAGCTGTGCCTAGCTTGCCAATCTGAGCATTCTGCATCTGCTGTAAAGCAAATTGATATTGGTTGACGTACTTCTCTAGGCGAGTGCGGAAGCTCTCATCCTGTTGGAGACGTTGAGCCACATCAGGCTGCTGGGCATACTGCTGAAGTACCTGCATTGCGATTTGAGCGCCGTTAGGACGAGCACCCACCTCAATGCCAGCATAAATCTTGGAAAGGTCTTCTGTGACCTGCTTGACCACCTGCTGCTGCGCTTGCTCGGCTGGCTGCAAGATGGCATCGGCCATTACAGGATCAATCGACGAAGCCATTGCCTCTAGGAGAGCATCGGCATTGATGCGGCCATTCTTGTCCAATTGCATCAAGCTGACAAACTGCTGCATACGGGCTTCCTGTGTATCAGGATCGTTGTTCAGAATGTCAAAGCTAACAGTGATATCAAAGTCCTCGTCAGGGTTGCCCTTATTATACTTCATTGGATCGGCAACACCTGTAACACGGAAGAAAACCTCATCTGGGCCGAAGCGTTGATAGCATTTGAATGCCATCTTCAGAACATCACGGGCGTGATTGAGGAACTTTGAAACAAAAAACTGTTGGCGAATCGAGGTGAGCGGATTGGCGGGATTGAGACCAACGAGGTCATCAGCCGCGAGAAGCATTGTCTTCTCCATCTCAACGCTACCTGGATTGTATTGCGGAACAGGGCCAAACGAGAACTCACCCGCACGGCGATAGGGAACAAAGCGACCTGGCCCCCAATCCGCTGGGGGGTTGCCCACGGGGTGCATGATGGGAGGCAGCGTAGCCATGCTGTTACGGTCTGTACGGCTATCGCGCTCGGTCTTAACGCTGTCCTGATAACCACGAAGCAGCTCAGGGAACGTCTGGATGTCATACATCCGCTTAGAATCATTGCTCAAACGGGTTACAACAAATGGGTAGTCGTTGTACCCGTTCAGCAATTCAAATTTGGCGTAGGCTTGCACATCAGCCGCGCCCGTGAACTTGGGGTGCATGATGGTGCGATAGATGCCTTCGCTTCCGTCTTCTGGGTCAATGAGACGTTGGAAAGCGTAAACCACTTCAATGAGTTCGTCCGCATCATATTGCTGGCGATACTTGGAAAGACCTGTGGAGCGTGTGCCATAGACACTTTCCATGTTGTAGGTGTTCACACCACGGAAGTGGGTGACGACATACTCCGACCAGCTCTCATCCCAACCATCGGAAGCTACTCGAGACAGCACTTCCTGCACGGTGAGGAAGGTACGATAGAAGACGAATGGGGCGCGTTGTGGGTCTAGGCAATAGGATGGGAAGAACACATCGCCATCAGGGGCGCACGCTTGAACGTAGGGCCGATCAACGCTAAGGCGGCTAATAGGAAGCTCGCTAACACCCTTCTTGCGGAGTTCGCCCAAGGCTTTCTTGGCGCGGCTCTCAATGACATCAGGATAGACGGTGCGAAGCATAGCAATGACTTCTTTGTCATTCTTGCCTTCGATGATGAGCTGAGCTAGCTCTGGGCTGGTCGCTGCAATTTGCTGCAAGTCAATCTTCTGTAAGAACTTCTTCTCCATACGTTCCCAGCCAACGTAGGTAACCATCAGGCCACGCTCTAACAGGTAGTTACCACCCAGCTCCATCTCTTCTTTGAAACGTGGGATGTAGGTGGACAGCATCCACTTGAGGAACGCACTTGTAACACGGGAACGGCTTTCGTCGCTATACTCCACGGGATAGGCGCGGATGTTTGCTTTAGCCAAGGACGAAGTGAAAATGGAAACGTAGGTGCTAATCTTCTCGTCAATGACACGGGCTTCCGTATCAGACGCACCTTCCCACGGGAACGCATCACCACCATGCTTGCGGAGGTCGCTAGACTTACCAGGCCAATAACAACGACGGTAGTCGCTGCTATTCACACACTGATTGAAATAGGTGCCGAGTTCTGTGGTTGTCCTATCGTATGCCGCCTTCAGGGCAACGACGTTAGGGCCATCATTCTCTACAAAGGTCAGGGCGTGTTGCTGTGGAGTTTCTTGCATAATTTAGCGTGTGAGATTGCGTTCTTTATGATACCACAAACATATTCTTGTGAACGACCTATCTTATCGGACAGCTCATCGGGAAACAATTCAGCCGTGTTTTTTTCTCGCACACGCTTGTTATGTTCGTGCCAAAGCAACCTATCGCTTTGCTCTAGCAGCCACTTACGACTAATCGTAATATCAGCAGCTAAGAAACTCGTGTCGGTAGCTGGTGCCTGTTTCATCTTTAATTACTTCTACGTTAATGACTTTTCCTTCTAGCTTGCCTGTAAATCGGCGCGGAATGGCTACGACGCATTTACCTTCGATGCCATCAATGGCTGCGAACACCCATTGAGGGTTGCGGGCTTGAGACTTAACAACGGCACGTAAGAACTTGGGTTGCTCTGGGCTAGCTGCGTTAAGTTCTTCGACGGACTTGAGTTTAACTTTGAGTGACTTGGCTTTCATTAGTATCCTCCTTGGGAACGAGTTTTGGGTTGGACTGTTTCATCTACAAATCTTATGTTGTCTATGCACGCATAGCGGATGACATCCACAGGGTCTTTCCATGCTTCATCGCTGCCACCGTCTCCCGTGTATTCCTGCAAGGCTGTGATGATGTTCTCGCACCTATCCGAGACGTAGAAGTGCGGACGGTTGAGGCTGTCTAGCTTTTCCTTGCGATTGTAGGCCATCTTGGTCTGAATGGCCTGTATGCCGTCCTCGATGTCCAAGCCTGGCGCAGGGATGAACGTAAGGCCATTGTCGGCTAAGTCCTCGATGATGCTACTCGCCCCGTTCTGCGCTTGGTACTTGGCTGCACCAAGGCGTGGGTCAATGAGTCGTTCCGTTATCGTTTCTTCATTATCGCTCTCACAGCGGGTAATTAGCTCAACGTAGTCCTTAATGCCGTAGCCGAGTCCCTTACTGCCTTCGCCGCCAATCCACTTGCCGCCATGCCACTTGGCCCAGTCGCCCACATTAACGTCCGGCCACTCACGATAGACGTAGTAGGTTTCGCTCTCATCCACCCCAATCCAGCACATAAACCAGTTCTTCCGACCAGCAGGGTCAAGGATCATGTAACGGGTTAAGTCCTTGGGGATAGACTCATGCTTGATGACATTCACCTCACGGGAGAACATAGGGAACCGTGTGGACGCACTCTTCGTAGGAATGCCATAGGCACGGGTGAGG